AACGATCTTGGAAAATATACCGGCGACGAAGAGATGAATGAAATCATCTCGATGGTTGAAGGTAAAATATTTGATGTGACACTCTTAGGCTCAAACCCTATCGCTGATGAGCCAACCGCCTTTGGTGATGGTGTTGGAGACTGGATTGAGCATGTAAAAGAGAACCCATGCGAGATGGTTGGCATAAGCAGTGGTTTTCCTAGATATGATGCTGCAATAGGAGGTGGTTTCAGAAGAGGTGCCGTTGATTTAATTGGCGCTGCTGAAAAGACTGGTAAAAGTATGCTTGCCTTGAATATGGGCGCTCACATAGCTGGTAATTTAGACATACCAGTTCTTTATGTAGACACAGAAATGTCCGAAGAAGAACACTACGCCAGACTCACCGCAAAACTTTCAAAAATACCAACTACCGACATAGAGACTGGAAAATTTTTAGATGTTGTGGGCGGAGAAGATCGTGTTGATGTAGCAATCAATGAAATCAAAGAAATGCCAATCTCGCACATAGGTGTGGGAGGTATGAAGTTTGATGAAACACTCTCGGTTATAAGAAGGTGGATAGTCAGGAATGTTGGTACAGAAGGCGGTGTTGCAAAAGACTGCTTTGTAATTTATGACTACCTTAAAATAATGGACACTACAGCCATATCGGAATACAACCAAGAGTATCAAGAGCTAACAAAAAATGCTAAAAAACTAAAAGACTTTGCTGGCGAAATGGGAGTGCCTGTACTAACCTTCTGTCAGCTAAATAAGGATGGAGAGACTAAGGAAACAACTTCCGTTCTCGCAGGCACTAAAAGACTCTCTTGGACTGCTACAAGCATCACACTCTTCAAAGACAAGACTATAGACGAGATAGCAAGCACTGAAGAAGATGCTGGAAATAAAAAATTAGTACCTCTTAAAAGTAGGTTTGGACAAGGCTGGTCATCTAGCGACTATATCAATGTCATAATGACTGGCGAGATTGGAACTGTTGAAGAAGGTCTTCTTTTCTCGGAAGCCAGAAAAGAGAACCAACTAAAGACAGACGGATTTATTGTTGACGAAAGCAAAGATGTTGAAGACAAACCATTCTAAAGCGAATAACAAAACGTTTCTAAAACCACAAGAAATAAAAGCCTTAAACAGCTTGGTGATGGACAACCTGCCGTTGTTTCTAGATCACTTTGGAATCTCCTACAGAGAAAGTGACAATTACTACATGATGCCATGTCCAGTTCATGGCGGCGGCGCTAACGCTTGTTCATGTGTAGTTACAAAGCATGGCGAATGGAGAGGCGCTTGGGCTTGCAAAGCTAGAGGTTGTGAAAAGGTTTTTCAAAGAACTACTATAGGTCTGATACGTGGAATACTTAGTTTTCCTGATTGGCTTGAAGATGAAAAGCTTTATCACTTTGGTGAGACTTTGGATTTTTGCAAAAAGATGTTGCAGGTTTCCGACTTAGACATAGCCGAAAGAAAGAAAATCCTTCCTGACCTCGAAAAGAAATATGCTAAACAGCAGGTAGTGCAGAACAATGTTGGTAAATACAGCAGAAGACAGATGCGAGCAAAACTGCAAATACCATCTACCTACTTTCTTAAACGCGGATTCTCAAAAGAAGTTCTCAATGAGTTTGACGTTGGCGAGTGTATGATAAGAAAAGACCCGATGTTCAGTAGGGCTGTAGCTCCTGTTTACAACGAGAATACAGAATATGTCGGTGAAGTCGGAAGAATGACTAGAGAAAACAGCTCCTATTCAAAATGGAGAAACAGTGCCGGATTCCGCAAAAGTTTATATTTATACGGTCTCTGGGTGGCTTCAGAGCATATATTTAAGA